GGCGATTTCTTCATCACGCGAGGCGCGTTAGACGGGCAATCCCTAAGAGTGAATGGCTTGGCCATTGCAAGCATCTCTGGCAGCCCATTTTCTGGCAGCACTGCTTCCTGCCCATTGCTCATCTCTTCCTTTGCCGCACCAACTAATTTGCGGATCAGCAATGCAATGGTATCAGGCGCGTTAGCCTTCCCAGAAAAGGCTATTCCCATTGAAACCGATCAGCTTATTCTCTATGCAAAAGCGGGGCAAAGCTAATGGCACAACAATATGGTTTTCGGGCGTCAAACAATCTTTCTGAAGTGCAGAGCCGCAATGCCTGCTGGGATAATTTAGGCATCAATAGGAACGACTTGCCGCTACTGGTTGGCACAAGCGCAGCAGGGGTGACCAGCGCGGACTACCAAGCAATTATTGGCCTTACAGGCAGCCTTGAAAGTCAAATTGTCGCCACTGTTTCGGGCTCCAATAGCACCCTTTCAATCCTGCAGGGCAAAATTGCAAAGACTGGAGATTCAGGAATTGGCAATATATTTGTTGCCATTGTCAATAATGACAGGCCTTATACTGACGCGGCTAACAGAATTTATGCCCCCTCCATCGGTTCCTTTTTCTCGCCGGCCAGCAGTTCTGGATTTACTAGCGGCGCTGAATACAAACTCGGAACGGTAGTTGCTACAACTAGCACAGTGAGCGGCTTTAATTACAACGGAATTGCCCCATCTTGGAACGATTATTATGTCAAATACAAGCAATACTTAACCGTTCAAGAGCAGCCATCCTGGGCGGTGCGGCGTAGTCCACTGTACTTAGCGCCTCCTTCGCAAATCGAGGGCAATGCTTTATGGTTTGACAGTGAATTTAGCGCCTTTGTTCAAGATGGAAGCGGCGTGAGACAATGGAGAGACGTACTGGGCAGGGGAAGCGCCGTTCAGGACACCACGGCGAATCAGCCATTACTGGTGCCCAACGTGCTCAATGGGAAGCCAGGCGTAGTCTTTGATGGAAGCAATGACTTCCTGAGCCTTGGTAATATCGGCGCATTGTTCCCTGCGGCAGCTACTTTCATTGTGGCTCTGACCATCGGAGAGCCCAATGCACGAGGGGACACTGACTACAACATTCTTGGCTCTTTGAACAATATCAGCAACCGCTGGCGCACTGGCACCGGCAATGGCAACTTTGGTCTATTTGCCAATGCCCTGCAAGGCGGATTCCCTGAGCAAATGCCAGCCAATGGCACGTATATCATGACAGTGCAAGCCAGTCAAGCACTAGGCATTTCCTTCCGCATCAATAATCTACAGACTGACGTTCAAAGCAATCAATTCACTTCTAGAGTGACTTACGAAGCTAGCGGCTCTTATGTGATGGGCGCCAATGCCAACGGGACGGCAGGTTTTTTCGCTGGCACCATCTATTCCGCTGCTTTCTTCAACAGACTTTTATCAACAAAAGAGCTACGGAGCGCCGAAGAATACTTTGCCTGGCGCTTTAACTATGTCTTTGACCCTGACCGCTCTCAGACTGTAGACTTGGAAGACGGCAATCCTCTTGAAACTGAAGGCGGCGTGGCCTTTGTTCTTGGTTAATTATGACAAAATTTTCGCAACTTGGTGACGTTGGATCTGCGTTGAATACAAACGATGCGTTTGCCATTCAAACACCAAGCGATGCCATTACGCCCAATAAGAAGGTGACGGTCAGCGGACTAGCTGCTTACTTTGGCATAGCGACCAGTCCGTTTTATACGGACATCATGGTTGATACCACGCCATTCATTTGGAACCAAGCAAGTGATACATACTACGAATATCGCAACACGCTAAACGTTGCTAATTACACAGGGCCTTCTGCTGCTGGCAGTGGCTACACCACTCAACCAGACTTGCGCGTTCAAAGCGGCATGAGGCGCGTAGGGCTTCATCCTTCAGGATTTGTCAGATACTATCTTGATGGGGAAAATAGTAACTTCAGGGCAGGCTCGTGGCTCAAGATTTACGAAGGAGAAAACAAGGCCGGTAATGGCTCCACAAACAATTACATTCGCAAGGGGTTAAGTGCTTGGGCTAGTGGCACCACCTATGTCTTCCGTGACAGAGTTACTCATGCTGGGGCCGTGTGGGAAAGCATTGTGCCTACTATTAGCGGCACTGCTCCTGCTAATGGCGCTGTCACGGCTACGGGCATCATCAACACTGCTGCAAGCGGCAATGTAATGGTGGAAGTGCCTGAATTCTTTGTGCGCATTGACTGGACGGATGGCCTTGGCTGGAAGAACATTGATGGTGCCAATGTAAGCAGCGAATACAAACTTCTCTCTCCATCGGGCACTTCTCCTCTTGATCCGTTGCGCGTTTACTACGTGCTGAGAAAGCAAGAGTATGACTTGCTTGGGGCGGGGGAAAGAACCAAGTGGATACGCCACCCTGCCTTCTGGGCCAGTGGAGACACTGCTGCTGATTGCACTGTTTACATTGACGGGATTACGCCTACTGTTTTTGAACCATCGCCTTACACTACTTTCCGTGATGCAAGTGGCGTAACAAGGGTGTGGAATGGCAATGCGTTTGGCTATTACACCAGCAGCGGCACTGCCACTACAAGCGGCGCTTTTAATGCTGCCTCTGCCATTCGTTATCGCTACATTGCCGCCTATCAGGGCACCACTGACGGCACCAAGCTTCAAAGCATTACGGCCTCTGGCGTCTACACCTCCCACACTCGCGCTACGGGCTTGACCAGGGCTCGCGCTATTGCTTCCGGCTGGGCAAACGGAGACTATGCCCTGTGGAATGCCTGTCAGCTCTTGACAGTCATGGAGTATCGCAATTTCTTCATTCAAGATCCCGTTGTTGGGATTGGCAGGGGGCGTGATAATTACAATGCACTGGCCGGTTATCGTGATTATCGGCTTGGCATCCTTAATGACAAAGGCAATCGCACTTTCAACAATACGACTGACGGACGAAATTCAACGGCTGGCTCTGATGACGGTGCAGCCATGCAATGGCGCGGGCTAGAGCATTACTACGCGGGCACCTTTCGTTGGTGCCATGGTATCAATGTCAATGCAGGGGACAATGGAAGGATTTATCTGGCACTAAATCCTGACAGGTTTGCAGATGACACCGCCGCAAATTATACCAATACGAATAGCTTGATAAGCACAGCAGACGCTCAGGGTTATATCGGCGGATTTACGGACGACGCGGGGCTCTTTTTCTTTCCAGAACTTGGGGGCACCGTATCAACTTATGTTACTGATTACTTTACTGCCACTAACGGAACGTCGGGGTGGCGAACTCTCATTGTTGCGGGCGGCTCAACAGGTGGGGCACTTTGTGGGCCGTGGCTTGCCTATTTCGACATTACCTCTGCGAGCGCTGGCGATTCTATCGGGTCTTCGGTTTCAAGGTAAACCTTAAAAGCCTGTCAAGGCCTAGAATGAAAACAAAACCATAAGGCGATGCTGCTTTTTTCCTACAATAATGGCATTCCGGCTCCACTGCCTCTTCCCTTGCAAGGCGCAAGCCTAGAGAGCTTGTTTGCCATAGGCTATTCAGGGCCTTTTCCGGCGCCAGTGTTTGACGCACGCCTGCAGGAAGCACAATGGACGGGCAGTACATGGCAGATTGTCACCCTCTCCGCAGAGCAACTAAGGCAGCGTGACTACATGCGCCTGCTGGGGCGTGCTGACTGGACAAGCTTCAAGACAGCGCTGATGGGCAGTTCGGTCTACCAAAAGGCTCGCGCCGCTGCTGCAACCAATCTGCAAACAAATGTAGACTGCACTGAGCTAATTACTTTTCTTGCTGATGCTTGCATTGGTCGTCCGTATATTGATGGCATCAACGCTCGCTTCGCCTCCATTGACAACGCACTAAGCTTCACTCAAAACGACAAGGCAGAGCTTTATCAAATCATTCAAAGCTTTGGCCTAGGCCCCTTTTTGCCAGTGCCTAATTACACCCCGCCCGCAGCGCCAAGGCCATGACGAAAGGACTGGTCCGCAAGAACAATCTTTCTGACTTGCCATCGCCAGAGCAGGCCAGAATCAATCTGGGCCTAGCAACTGCTGATTACAACCGCATCCGTGGGCTGTATTCCAGCGCAGGCGTTAGCAACTATGACGTGCAACGAATTGCCGGCTCCACTGGCAATTATCAGCAGCAGATTGATGCCATTAACGCTACTGCTAGCGGCATTGTCCCTGCTCTTTATGCCGACAAGGCGGGGGATACCATTTCCGGCGTGTGGACCAATATTGGCCGAATCAGCGCCATTGATATTAAGACGAGCGGCGTCACGCCTCAAGCGTCAAGCGATTCTCTGTTCGTCCATGACTACCAGCAGGGCGATTTTGGCCTCACCACTTCTACGATAGTGGCGCCTTCAGGACTGACGGTGGAAGCTATTAGCGATGGGGGAGGAGTGGTTTTTGCTAGTGGCGTGTTGACAAGCAAGCTTGTTCCCATCATGATTGGAGGCGCTCAATACTTCCTAGAGGCAGGATGACGGTCAAGACAAAAGGCGGCAGCGCAGCCCTCAAGCGTGAACACACGCCAGGGGCTCCTAAGACCACCTCTATTGGGCAGGGGGCGCACTCACGGCCACGACGCAAGGGGAAAAAGCCTTTGGTAGGGCAGGGGCGAGGGTGATTGACAGCTTGGCGACACAGGGCTAGTCTTCGGACTAGCTCTTTTTTTTGTCATGGCCTTTGTCAATACCATCTCGTTTTCTTATCGCTTTTCCAGCGAGCTAGCAACTTCCGACGCCTGCTCTTACCAAGAAGTCAACCACGTCTATTCCGCTGAAAACAGCACTGTCATGGCAAGATGCTTTGTCCAATTTATGCTGGCCGCTGGCTATAAGCCCGGCAACGTTCTAGCAGGCATGAAGGAAATCGTTGCCGAATGCGACAAAGACTGGGGGTTTATAGTAGGGTAAAGGAAAACGATTGGCAATGGGACAAATAGTTACTGGCGGTGAACAGTTTGACACTCACATTGAAGCTGATCATCGCGGGCAACTATTGCAGCAGGGGCCAGACAGTGGAGCGTTAGATGCTTTTGGAAGGCAGCGCTTTAGCCAGCCATTTACATTGTTTGATTCCATGCTGCGCTATTCAAAGCGCACAGACCTATGGGACGAAGTAACAACAGGCGGTGGCACCACCAACTACTTGACAGACGAAAGCTCATTGGAGCTTAAAACAACGGTGGCATCAGGAGATACGGTACTCCGTCGCTCCCGCAGGCATCTGCCCTACCAGCCAGGTAAGTCCCTGTTGATTATGGCGAGCTTTGTTGGCAATGCTCCCGCTGCTGGACTTGTGCAAGAGGTTGGATATTTTGATAATGACAATGGCGTTATTTTGCGAACCAATGGCACAAGCGTCCAATTTGTAGTCAGAAGTAGCGCCACGGGGACCATCCAAGAAAACATTATCAATCAATCACAATGGAACATTGATTCCTTTGCGGATCTTGACTTCACGAAGGCTAATATTTTTGTCACCGACCTGGAATGGCTGGGCGTGGGGCGCGTGCGTTGCGGCTTTGTGATTGACGGCGAAATTCGTTATTGTCACGAATTTAACCATGCCAATAGCATAAATAGAGTGTATATGACATCGGCAATGCTGCCAGTGTCTTATCGCTTAAGCAATTCGTCTGCCATTGCATCTTCCGCCGTCTTAAAGCAGATTTGCACAAGCGTGGTGAGCGAAGGTGGCTATCAGCCCACTGGCCCTATTTACATCGCAGGGCGTGGTGCTGGCAGCTTCACGGCAATCTCCACTGAGACAATGGTGGCGGCTATTCGCATGGCCAGTGGTCGCACTGACAATGTGATTATTCCCGCTCAAGTTGACGCAAGCCTAGGGGGCAACCCTTCCGCCAACACCGTGGCGCAATGGCGACTACGCCTTAATCCAACAGTTAGCGGCACTTGGCTTGCTGCTGACAATGGCAGGGGAAATGTGCAGACAATAAGCAGTGGCACGTTTTCTGGCGGTACTATCATTGGCGCGGGGCTAGTTGCATCTCGCTCCTCCATTGAATTTGACCCTGAAAGCGGACTAGCTTTATCATTGGGGCAGAGCATTACTGGCGTAAGCGACGTCATCATTTTGACGCTTCAGTGTAGCTCCTCGGAAAATGCCACTGGCTTGATTGGGTGGCGAGAAGTGGTTTAATTGTCTATGATGAGGAAAGGCAGGAACAAGCAATGACTACGCCGGCTCCTTACGATATAACCATTCACCAAGGCGCCACTTTTGAAGTGGAGCTGCAATTGCTTAACGGCGATAACACGTCTACTGATTTGACGGGCTTTACGATTTCTGGCACTGTCTGGGATAGACTTGGCACTAGAAAGCTGGCTAATTTTGCCACCCCATGGGTTAATCAAGCAAGCGGCATCTTCAAGCTTCGCTTGGCATCAAACGTCACTAGCGGCATTACGGAACAAGGAGCCTACGATGTACTTGTCACGGAACCAAGCGGAGATAATTTCTACCTCATGGAAGGCACCGCCTTCTGGAATCCTGGCTTGAGCTTTAAGTGATGTCTCAAATTGTCGCAATACAAACTGAAGCAGTGTCTCAAATTGTTGCGATACAAGCCGAAGACCGCATATTGCTAGTCCAGCAGTCTGCAATACAAGGGCCTCCAGGGCCTGCAGGGGCGTCAGGCAGTGGAGTGGCAGTTAGCGGCGGCACTGGCACTGTTACCAGCGTTGGCCTAATAGTTCCAAGCGGGCTGGTCGCCTCTGGCGGCCCCGTCACGTCTTCTGGCGCCTTCACTGTCACCTATGCCAGTGGCATTCGCGCCTACACAACGGCAGAGGCCACCAAGCTTGCGGGAGTAGCTTCTGGTGCCACGGCGAATAGCGGCACCGTGACGAGCATTGCGCTAACAATGCCAAGCGGGCTCGTTGTCTCAGGGAGCCCCGTTGTGTCGTCTGGCCTGCTGACGATCACTTATGCCAGTGGCGTGCAGGCTTACACTTCAGCGGAGGCGGTCAAGCTCACGGGCATTGCATCAGGGGCCACAGTCAGCAGTGGAACGGTCACCAGCATCAGTTTGGTCCCGCCCAGTGGGCTTGTTGTCTCAGGGAGCCCTATCGTGGGGTCTGGCACTATCACTTTGGTCTATGCCAGTGGCATTCAAGCTTATACAATCGCGGAATCAAACAAGCTTACCACCATTGCCTCTGGAGCGCAAGTAAATGTAGGCACCAACTTGTCTTACAGCGGGGCATCTCGCGCTCTTGATAGCTCCACGGGCAGCGGCGTAATTCTCCCATTATTTAGCAGTAGTGAAGCGGGTCTGGTTGGCAGCAGTGGAGGGGGCAGTGTCAATTTTCTTAGGGCTGACGGGCAATGGGCAGCGCCGCCTGTGGGCAGTGGCAATACAAGTGGACAGCAATATGCTGCTGGATACTGGCTGGCCCCTGTGCAGGGCATAGTGACCACTGGAGCTACGATGGTGGCAAACACTATTTACTTTTATCCAGTTGTGCTGGCGAGGTCAATAACAGTAAGCGAGCTTGGTGCGCGAGTTAACACAGTCGTCGCAGGAAGTTCAATTCAGCTAGCTTTTTATGGATCATTAAATGGTGAACCGGACGATGCGCCCCTTGGGGTCACTACAAGCCTAAGCTCAGCTACATCCGCTCCTGTGTCTGAAAACATTACTGACTTTAACTTGAGCGGACTTGCCACATATTGGATGGCAGTAAATAGCGATGGCGCTCCGGCATTGCAGCACGTCGCCGTAGCAGCCACTAATACTGCGGCGGCACTCTTGGGAGCCCCAACGTTAACTCAAGTGTCGGCGGGCAATGTCCTCTCAGGGGGCTGGAGGTCTATGGCGCAAACATTTGGGAGTTGGCCAACTCTGGCGTCAGGGATGACAACGGTTCAAACTGGCGCCCCACGAGGCGGGGTTGTCTACCTACGAGTTGCTGCTCTTATCTAATGGCCATCTCTATTTGTTATTCTTCTTCTGGCATCGTAATAGCCGACGGCCAAGATCCAAGCCGCGAGCCGCTAGTGCTGCCAAGAGGGTCCACGTCAACTGACGTGGCGGCAGCAGCGGCAGCGTATTTACCGCCAGTGGTAGAACCAGACTGGATGGGTTTTGGCATTGAATTGGCATTAAATCCGTCCATATCAGCCCTGTTCAATGCCATATCTGATCCAGTTGGCAACGGCCTCAGTATTGGTCTTTTTGAAGCATCAAAAGGTGACCCAAGGCTTTTCTTAAAGCTTTGGTCGCAATTGATGGCGACTGGCATGATTACCACCGAACTGCTAAGCATGATGGCCTTACTGGCTCGGCAATTTCAGCTACCAATTGAATTTGTCACGGCGCTAGGCCCGACCGAAGCAGGGGAATAGTGTTAATCCTTGGCAGTTTTGGGCTCTGCGCAGCGGGGGTGGTGTGGATGTACGCAATGAAGATATGAGCGAGAAACCATTACCAGTCCTGTTGAAAATAAGCATAGCCCAATGATGATTTCCATGGCCATCTAAAAGCTGTGTTATTGTAGCTGCCAAGTGATGCGCAATTCCCCGCCGAGAGCCTTTACTTCATCACTGGCGCTGGCAGGGGCTTCATGAACAATCATCACGGAAGGAATAACAGCATCAGGTATGGGCGTGATGGTTGCAGCAGGGAATAACTCTTGAGCCCTGTCCGCGAGCTTGTTAGCAACAGTTTTACGCTCCTCTTTTTCCCATTGCTTTACCAACTCTTTGGCCTGCTCATCCACCTTTTGCAGCGTGATCGAAGTCTTCCATTTAGTCCAAAAGGGAAGACAATGGGAAAGGAGCAAAGGGAACCACGCTGTAAAACGCAGGCGGGGCCACTTCTGGACTGCCTGCATTGCTAGTTCATAGCAAAGCGCAAAGAAAATGGTTTCCTTGCTCATCATCCCTCCTGGAAGACTGAGCAAAAAACGGTGCCCTGCCTATACAAGGGGAGCACTCTTTCAACTAGGTCTTTGTTTTTGCAGCGCAAGCAGCCATAAGTGGCCACAAGGGGCTGGTTAGGCGCCCATGCTCCAGGCCAGCCCAATGCACTACCGCCACCATGCAAGCCTATTCCTGCCCGTCCTATGCTAGCCTCCTGTCCTTCTAGGTCGATCATGTCATAGAAGGCCCAGCCATAGGCCATCAATGTGCGATCATAGGGGGCTTTACTGCCATGCAAAGCATAGTCGTTGTAAAGCTGCCCCAGTTTGTAAAGACCAGGGGGGGTGTCGGACCTTTGAAGCCTGCTTTCGTAGTCACTATATTGGCCACGCGCAAGGCATGGAATCTCCCATAACAGCTTCCCCTTAAAAGAAAAAGCCTTCATCGTCTCTATGGCATCGTTGACAATCAAATGGCTGTCGCCTTCTTTGAAGCCAAAGTCCTGAGGACGTTTTTTAGGGCCAACTAATGCCATGGTGGATTGACGCTATGGTGGGTTTTAAGCGAATAAGGCTTGGCAGTAATCAACCCTTCACGCGAAACACAGCCTTGAGGCCGGTCAGGACAAGTTGCACAACGTTGTTGCTCTTGTAAGGAGTGTGCTGAATCACTTGGTCAAGGGCAGCGATAGCGATGCCGCCAACAACGAACCATTCAACGCCAGTCATGAGAATAAAAGCATTTGCCTAAGCCTAGCGCTTAATTTCCAGAGAACGCACGCGAGCTTCCAAGTCCTTGATATTCTCGGTGAGCGTGTCAAGCTTTTCAGTGATATTTTCCACTTGCGTGGTGATCTTCACTTGCTGATGGCCAATGCCCATCATCATCCCGCCAGTGGCAAGGAGCATTCCAGCCGTAACGGTTACGGCTAGATTAGCAAGTTGCTCTTGCCATTGCTTCACGGGGGGGCTTGTTGCATTTTCTTTAATTCTACTGTTATCGCCGCTCCATGATTTGGCCGTCTAAGCTGGGGGCAGGCTAGACAGCATTTGCCATGGGAATGAGAAATGGACCGGACGACCTTCTCCATTCACTCATTGAATTACGCCCTAGTGATGCCAAAAGACGTTATCGCAAAAGCATCTTTGAAGACTTCTCCGCTAGGGGGCCATTTGGTCATTGCGCTTGTGCATACTGTGGTGTATGGAACGAAAAACTAACCATTGATCACATTGTCCCAAAGAGCAAAGGAGGCCCGCACTTCGCAAAATGGAACAATATTCCTTCCTGTCTTTCCTGTAATGCAAGCAAGGGAAGTCTTCCTCTGTTTGAATGGTGGCGCCCTCAACGGTTTTGGACACAAAAGAGGGAGGGTGCTCTTCTTGCTTGGGTGTATTCACATAGCTTTGTCAGTGCTCACACTTCCATTTCAAGCTGGGAGCAATGGATGGAACAAACGCAGCGCATATTGCCCATTCATGAAAAGCCAAAAGAAAAGGCGACCTTTGCGTGGCCGCCTTCGTTGCAATTAGGAATGGCTAGTTAATGGGATTAGGCAAAAGCTCTGATGGCCCTTGTCTTGAGTCGTGGACGGGACAGAAGCCGCTAGAGGCGCGTGTTAAGCATACGCCTGATGCTGGCAGGTAATCAGGAACATGATGCCAAGTCGTTTCTTCCCCCTCTGACTTGTCTGCCACGGTGGCAATTAGCCGAGTTAGATACCACTGTGCTTTTTGCAGCGATTCCACCCCGCCCTTCCCTTCATAGCGCCAAACGTATTTTTGGATGTTGCCCTTTAGGTAGCCCTTGAAGGCTTCAACGCTCATGGACGCCTCAATGGCATCTATACATTCAACAGCACCAGAAGCGTAGTGCTGAGGAGAGTTAACAGGATCGTGCATGATCAGAATTGATAGTTGTTGTCTTCAAAAGCGGCAAAAGCCTCGGGGGCTACTGGCCTAGCTAGCTCAAGCAACGCCTTGGCATAGGCAGCAATCTCCCCTTGGGCGCCGTGACCAATGCGAAGGCTAATGAAATGCAGCAAGGCTTGCAACGAACACGTCCACGTAAAAGAAGAATACATGCACGGTGGCAGAATCCCCCTCGCTTGCTCCTTGCTCACGCCTGCCAGCAGAAGCCCCTCATACGCTTGTATGCAGCCCTGCAGGGCCTGCGCGTAGACCTGCTGAGCCAATGCCTCATCGTTGCCTTCCAAGAGTCCTTCAGAGGCTTGGCGATTGCTTGTGCTTTGCTTGGCAAATTGCCTAGGCGTGTAAAATTCAGCGTCTTCTGCTGAGCAATAGCGAAAGCTCTTCTCATTCCAGCCCAGTTGATCATCAACAAAAGTGGATGCAACAGTGTGCTTCCACCATTGACGAGCGATGAATAAAGGAGCTTTTACGTGCCACTTGAAAACCACGCCACGAAAAGGAGAAGTGTGGTGCTCGCGGGCAAGATAGCTAACGAGCTTGGCGTCTTTCTCAGAGAATGTCTCAGAGCAAGCGCCAAAGCTTTGCCTAGCGTCATTGACAATGGACAGGCTATTGCCCATGGAGTCAACGAGCGCCACTAAGCTTTTGCCATCGCCCAATGGGTCGAGGGAGGGCAGCGTCATTTGTTGGGGAGGGAAGGCCCGTTGATCATAGTGCTAGCAGCGCTTTTCGGCAAGCCGCCCATGCTTTTTCGGCTCTTTCCCCATTGTCCTTTGCCTTGGCCGGTCATCCTCCTGTAACCTAGGTCAAGACTGCTGAAAACCATGTCCTTTGTAATTCCCGTTCAGTTTGCTTATGATGGCACAAACCACGTTAATCGTTTCATGGGGCCGTTCAATCATTCAACAGAGCGCGAGTTTGCCCTTGCCGTGAACCGTCGTGCCATTGACGACTGCACAAGCATTAGTCAGCTAAAGCCAATAACCAAAAACCTCTTGGAAGGGTGGGCTTCTATGCAGACAGCAATGCAAAATCTCATGCTGGAAAACATACAGCTCCGTCAAGCGCTAGATCAACGTGACCAGCAATTAGCTCATGCCAGAAGGCGTCTTTGGCCATGGCAGAAGTGAGCAGAAAAATTGTCCAACTGCTTGTATAGGCAAGATTATACTTACGGCAATCTCGCTCATAACCAGAGCCAGTGACGTGGCGGCCACGATTGTAAACGCCACCTTGGATTTCGATGCCAGTGCGAGAGAGGGGATGAGCAAAATCTAAGCGGTAGCGTTTGGAACGTTTTGATTTAGCATGGCGCTCTTGAAAATCTTTCTCCCACGCATCAATATCAGAAAACTCTCTTTCAAGAATTAACCTTGGGAAAGAAGCCTGCCATTGATTAAGGAATTGATCTTCAAGAGCGCTCAAGATATTAAACGGCAGCTAGGCGTACTGTAGCGCCTTGATCTTGATACAAGCCTGTGTAGGGCTTCTCTACTGGCTCGTCAAACTCGTAAAGCATCACTTGCGCAATGCCTTCATTGGCATATATTCGCACAGGGAATGGTGAAGGGTTGGCAATGTGCATGGTTAGATGACCAGACCAACCGGGCTCAATGGGGGTGACATTGATGATCACGCCACAACGAGCGTAAGTGCTTTTACCATCGCACAGACCGATAACATTGGCCGGCATGGTGATCAGCTCAAGGCTGGCGCCAAGGCCAAAGCTAAAAGCAGGAAGCTCAAAAAACGAGCTACCTCCGTAACCCATCAAAAGTGCTTCACGGGGGATGTAGCAGTTTGGTTCCTTCGGGTCGAGCACCATGCCTGGGCCCCAGAGATCCCTTGAGTAAACCAAGAATTGCTCAGGAGAAAGGCGAATGTCATAGCCCCCTTGTGAGAGTCCGTAGGAAATGGCTTTTGTGCCATTGTCCAATTGCCGGCGCTTTTCGCCCACATACGGTTGAAAAATGTCTAGCTCAGCAAGCTTGCTGATTTGCTTGTCGTTTAGAAAGCCCATGGTTTGAGGAGGATAAAAAGAAGGGGCGCCGAAGCGCCCGTGGTTACTTAAGGCAAAGTCAGAAAGGAACTTCCTCGCTTTCATTCACCCAGACGCTTGCATAGCCTTTAGGGCCATCCTTGTCGCCCTTGACTTTGACGCTGCCAGTGTAACCAGGCGCTCTGTCAGAAGACCGTTTTGTATTTTCCCAGGCTGCAACGTCTAGGGAGTAATTCCCTCTCTCGTTGGGGCCTGCGGCCTTAAGCTTATTGAGCACATCGGGAGTGAGGTCGATGGCGGCAGTGATAGGGGGGCGGTTAGCCACAGTGTTTCTCCGCAGGAGGGATGGATGCCCTTGTTCAGGGCTCGATCATCGTACACTATTCCCTTCCCATTGTCACCCCTTGTCAACGGTTAAAGTCATTGCCTTGCCGCCTGGGTAGAACTGGCTGAAATACCTCCTTATGGTGTCGTGCATGATGCGCTGCTGGCTGATCAGCTCAAAACCATCAAGATGCATGAGCTGCAACGACGGAGCAACGTCCTTTTGCTCTGGGTCGTAGCAAGAAATAACGCACCAAGCTTCATCAATGGAACAGTCATGCAATTGTTCCGCTGCCATTGCATAAGCCCCTAATTGTCGCTTGTAGTCAGCAAGTTGGTAGTCAGGCTTCTCCTTGTAACTGGTTTTCCAATCCACAAGGGCCAACGAGCCATTTGCCATCTTGGCCACCATGTCTAATGTGCCACTAAAGCCAATCTCATCCTCTGGACTCCACCATGCGACGGCGCTCTCTACCAGCACTGGCTCACTGATGCAATCAAGGAATGGCTCCACTGTTTCAAAATATGGCTTCCAATCTGGCGCCGCCTCAAGATGATGCTCAATGTCATCCCCCTTGAAGGCATCTTCAATTACTCCGTGCATCCATGTTCCCCTGTTGGCAGCGAGCCTAGTGCGCCTTTTGGCCTCTTCTTCTCCAACTCGCTTTCGCCAATTGATTAAAGCCATGATCTTGCCCACTGGCGCCATGGAAGAAAGCACCGTGGTAACAGAGGGAAGCAAGACCCCCTCGGGAGCATTTGGAAGCCCTAGGCATTGATAGTGCCTTTTTTTATTAAGGCTGATACGACAAGGTTCGTAATGCTGAAGGGAGGGCATGGCGAGGACTTCAAGGCTTAGATCGTAGCAGGCTATTGTCTTGATTTGCGATAAATGGTTTGAGAAATTGCATAAATACCTCCGTTGCACAGCCAAGAGTGAATATCGCTTGCATTGAAAATAATTATGTCACCAACTTCAACCTGTCTAGATTGCCTTGCAGTGAACAGCCAAGGATCTTCTACATACCATTTAGCCTGATCATCTTCTTTCATTTTTCTCCATGGCTGCTTGTGAAGCAACCAGAAAGCTACTAATCCTAGTCCTGGGTCTCTATGAGGAGCAACGCTGCCTTTGACTGCATTCAAAGAGGGCTCCTGCCACCTAGGGCAATGGCGCAATCCATAGCCTGATTGCTTAAGCAACTCTGTTAATGGCTGGCACAGCCTTTCTTCTATGCTTTCACTTGCGATGTCTCCAAGATTTACGCTTGCCAGTTCTACAGGAGCCAGTGCTCCCTGTTTGTATTTGCTTAATGGAAAGGGTTTAATGTTGCCAACAAGTTTCATTTTTCCAAATTAAAAGATGGTCGAATTTTGCTGGTTTCACGGTCCCAGCAAGTGCCACAGTCTGGACATTGATAGGCAACTGTACGGTCCCGGTCACGAGAATAAATGCCCATCACCCGTGAAAAGAATTTTTTATAGCCAAAACTATGCTGTTCCGCTTCGGGAATAGGCTTTTCATGCCATAGGCTTCCACACTTAGGGCAGTTAGCGAGAAGGGAAAGGTCAATCATTTGCGAAACCAAATAAATGTTCAACGAGCGCAGTGAGAGCCACCGCCAGAAGCCAAATAGACAACAAACAAGCAGCGGAAACAATGAGAATGAGAAGAATGTTCACAGTGCGTTAGATAAAAGACCGTCGCTGTCCGTAATAATCTCCCCAGCAAAGGCCCGTGCAAGACGGGCCGCTGCTAGGTCTATTGCTTTCCCTCCTTCCACACCTTTACGCCTTGAATGGCCTGCTCTACAGTGCCCTCCATGCAGATGGCGCGAAGTGAATCCACTTCTTTTACCATCGCAGCCTTGTCAACCGTGATGCCTTTTTCCTTTGCCCATGAAGCGACCATGGTGGTAACGACATTGGCAAACATTGCCTTGTCCTTGATGTCTTCCCCTTTAGACAGCCCCAGTGCCTCAAGGCCAGCCTTCACGGCTTTCATGCTTGCGGTGCGGTCTGCATAGCCCAAGGGGTTGGCGCTTCCGAGGCTAAGAAGCGCCTCCTTGCCATTGAACTCACTGGGGGCATCGGGGGCAGGAGCTGCAACTTCTCCAACTGCTGCATCAGCCGGCGCAGTTCGCTCCTTCTTCGCTGCTGCCCTCGTAGTTGGCTTCTTAGCCTCCTGTTGGTCCGCGAGTTGGGGCGTTGCTTTTTCATCGTCACTCCTGGGGATGTCTTCGCCGGAATAAAGCTTGAGACCAAGCCCAGTGAAGGTAGCAATGCATTTCACGCTGGCGCGTTGAATGTTGTCGCTCACTTGACGCGCATCAAGCTCCTTAACTGCATTGTGCTTGTTATCCATAATGGGAAACACAAGTGCAGGTGTGCGGCGAATGCCGTCCGTTAGATACGGGCGCAGAAGCCAGCAACCTTCTTTTCCAAACACTGGCCAGCCTGCAGCGGCCTCTTCAAAAGCTACAAATAAAGAGGGGAATTGCTCTTTTAGGTAGCGAAAGGCAAATGGCCAAGACAGATAAGAAAGCCCTTTGTAGTTCTTTTCTACATGTTCACCAATGGCAAGGTCATAAGCCTTTGCAAAAGCATCAGCGGGAATGTCAAGGGCCTGGAAGATGCCAAGGCTGCGTTCGGTCATCATCGTAGAAGAAGCTTGATCCATGGAGAAGTCGCTAGGGGAATAAAGGGGAAAGGAATGGGTCATGCCTCTGTGGAAGAGTCAAGATTGTAGTGGTTGTCGTAAAACAAGACCAGCTTTTGTGGCTTGTCGCCTTCGTGAGTGATGAGGCTTTTGCCTGGCAGGGGCCAGTCATCAACAAGGCGCACGTCGCTAATGCCTTCTGTGGCCTTTTCGTCATAGCCACTTTCCATGGCCCCTGGTTCAAAGCACAAGAGGACAGGAGCGGAGGGGCCAATCTCCACTTGTGCTTTATGAAGCAGTTCAATTAGTTCTATCAGAATCACAAGAAAAAAAGGGAGAGGGAGTGGTTGAAACAAGGGTTGAGGCTGGGCGTTAAGGCCGCCTTTGACGATGCGGCGAGCAAGTGCCGCCGCCGCCGCCGTAGCCGTAGCTGCCGTAGCCGTCGCCGTAGCCGCCGTAGCTGCCGTAGCCGTCGCCGTAGCCGTTGCCGCTGCCGTCGCCGTAGCCGCCGTAGCTGCCGTAGCCGTCGCCGTAGCCGTAGCCGTTGCCGCAGTAGCCGTAACCGTAGCCGTCGCCGTAGCCGTAGCCGTTGCCGTTGATGTAGCAGCCGTTGCCGCAGTAGCCGTAACCGTAGCCGCCGTAGCAGCCGTCGCCGTTGCCGTCGCCGTTGCCGCCGCCGACTGGGCGCATTATCTCAGCAGTCATCAAAGCCCCCAATTGTCAGAAACTGGTACGCAATAGATTTCAGCGCCTTCAGGGATATCCACATCAGCAATTGGGCGAAGATCGGCTTTTGCCGTCTCTACCATCCCGGCGAAACCAATGGACTCCCATTTGAATACATGCAGCGCACGGCTCAGTCGGATGCGACCATCTTGCCTAGTTACATCACCAGCAAAGATCCAGCCGCGATCAACCACTACTACGGCTCGATTGCCATTGGGCGCCACGGTGGGCACAGAATCAGCCCTGACGTATTGAACATCATCAATTGAAATGGTTTGAGGGGTGCTCATTGTCTTTGGAAGGGAAGCGCGGGAACCCCACCACATTAACCCTTGCCCTCACCCTGCCAACCCCTTGGCGCATTAGCGTTTCTTATGGCACCCCGTCGTTGCAGTTGGCCCTTAGAGCTGCCACAATGGCAGGCGCCACCCCCTCTGTCTATGCCATTCTCAATCCTAGACTTCCTTGAGCAGCTTGAGCCCAGTAACGAGACAGGGAAGCATTTATGCCCAGCCTGTGGCGGCAATGATTTCACCGTAAACAAAAGCACAGGGGGCTACAACTGCTGGCACGACCCGTCACCAGCCCATCGCGCTGACATTCGCAATGCACTCTCTCCCATGCTGCGATGGGAAAAGCCCCCCAGGGAGTCAGGGCGCTACGTTTTTCCTTACAAGAGCAACAATGGGCAGGAGGTGGTGCTTGTCCACCGTGACGACACAAGCGGCGGCAAGCATATTTGGCAAGATTTCCCCACCATCGAAAAAAACGGGAGCGGCCACAAGGCGCAACTTCAAGAGCTAAAGGCACGGGTGATGCCTTATATGTACGAAGAGGCTATTGCTCAGAGCAAGGCTACGGGCCTGCCAATCTTCATTGTTGAAGGCGAACTTACTTGTCAAGCAGTATGGGCTTTGGGCATCCCTTGCACGACATTCCTGGGCGGTAGCAAGCAATATCGCACCAATGGCGACTATTCCCTGCTCTTCAAAAACTTTCAAACCGTCCTGTGCCCCGACCGTGATCAGCAGGGCGTAGCTTTTATGACAGAAGTGGCCACTGACAATCCTGGCACGCAGTGGCTATATGCGGACCCGCGCTCTTGGGAGTGGGACAATCTACCGCCTGGCAATGGTTATGACGTTGGAGATTACATTGAAGAGGGCGCTACAAAAGACGACTTGCTTGCTTCTATTGGCCCTTCTCGTCATAAAGGGCGAGATGGTAAACCTTGCTATGACGAAATCATTTCAACCATTGAAGGCTTTGTTGGGCTATATGCCAATGACTCGCGCATTAACTATGAAACTAACCACTGGCTAGAACAGCATAGTGTAAAGATGAGTCAGCAAAATATTGAGAAGATGATTGATGAAGCCAAATTAAGAGTGCATGGCAAGGAAGAAATTGAAAGCGTTGATGCCTTGACCATTGCTAGCTCTGACAAGGCTCGTGACTGGTTGATTGCTGGCATTGTGCCGTTGGGTAGCGTGACTTTACTAGCAGCCGCAGGCGGCACGGGCAAAACGACCTTGGTTTACAACTGGGCCTTGCACGTAGCACTGGGCACGCCATGGAGCGGAAGGCGCTGCATTAAAGGCAAAAGTCTTTTGATTAGCGCTGATGAACCTTTAACTGACACTGCTGAGAAGCTTTCAGTGATTGGCTATCAAGACGCTGGTTTGCAGTCTGGTGATATTAGCTTCTGGGAAACTTGGCGCTTCTCTAATATGCAGCAGCTAGAAGATTACATTCGCAAGGAGCGGCCATCTTTAGTGATGATTGATAGCCTCACTGCTTGTCTTGCGGGTATGAACGTAGACCTTGCCAAAAGCTCTGCCGGTGATGCTATTTACGGGCTGCGTGATATGGCCAATGCCTACCGCTGCTCCATTGTAATTCTTCACCACTTAAATAAAAGCGGAGGCTTGCGCGACTCTACGAGTTTTGTAGACAATGTTAGCGAAGTGGTGAAACTTACTCGCGCTGAGGGCAATTTTGACCCTAATGAATTTACGCTGGAATGGTTAAAAAGCAGGAGTGGGCTTTCTGGTAAACACTCCTTACAGCGTGACCCATTGAATTATGGCTGGCGCTATGCGGGGCCTCTTGGTGGAAGCCTTGAAGAACTAGAGCGTGCAGTGAATACTATCAACATGCGCAAAAATGAACGTTTAACTAAGCAGCAAGTGTCGGCACTGTCTGGTAGTTGGGACACTGCATCTACGGGCAAGATGCTGGAAGTGGCACGCCGTCAAGGCTTGATCACTAGCAGTTTTCAAAATGGTCCCAATGGGGAAAAGGATCGCCTTTATCATTCTTGGGAATATACAGAGCCAGTGCTTGATTCGATTACTGAAGGAGCGGCGGACGCTGCAGAGGAGGAATACTTCTAGGCCGATTGCCAAGCAAGAAAAAGCCCCCAGTTGGGGGCTTTGTTATGTAAAGTTTTTTATGTTGTTGCCTTTGGCTTAAAGGCGCTC